GAAGATTGTCCAGTATCAGGCCGTGTTCCAGTTGGCCCAGTCTGCTCCGCAGTACTACGACATGCCCCTGCTGCACCGCCAGATGATTGAGGTGTTGGGCATCAAGAACGCCAACAAGCTCGTGCCAGTTGAGGATGACTTGATCCCGACTGACCCGGTGCAGGAGAACCAGAACCTGCTGACCATGAAGCCGGTCAAGGCGTTTATTGAGCAGAACCATCAGGCGCACATCCAGACGCACATGGGCGCGATGCAGAACCCGAAGGTCGTGCAGCTCATGCAGATGAACCCGCAGGCCCAGATGATTATGGCCGCAGCGATGGCTCACATCAACGAGCACATTGCGCTTGAGTACCGTCGTCAGGTGGAAGAGCAGATCGGCGTGTTGCCCGGTGAGGACGAGAACAAGAAAGTCACGCCCGAGATGGCCGACCAGATTGCCATCGCAGCAGCGCAGGCCACAGCGCAGATTACTCAGCGCGATACGCAGGAGGCTCAGCAGGCCGCAGCCCAGCAGCAGATGCAGGACCCTGTGGTCCAGATGCAGATGCAAGAGTTGCAGCTCAGGCAGCAAGACCTCCAGATGAAAGCGCAGAAGATTCAGATCGACGCTGCGGCCAAGGCCGACCAGATTCGCGTCGAAGAAGCACGGATCGAAGCACAGAAAGAAATCGCGGCTATGCAGGTGGGAGCCACCTCTGCCGCTGCGAAAGACAAGCTCCGTCAACAGATGGAAGCCGAAGGGGCACGCATGGGCATCGACGTGGCTAAACACCGCGCGCAGATGGCTACGCAGCAGGCGCAACGGGCAGCGCAGACGAAACAGCCTAGCAAACCGCGTAAGGAAAACGATTGAACGAGAGCAAATTACTTGCGTATGTTGCCAGCGAAATTGCCAAAGAGAGAGCTTCGCAAGCCGACTTCTTGGCGACCGGTCGGGCAGAGAATCACGCTGAGTATCGACATGTTTGCGGCGTCATCCGAGGTCTGAACACCGCAAACGCAATTATTACTGACCTTGTGCAACGAATGGAAAAATCCGATGACTGAATTTGATATAACGGCGATTGACTTGTCTGGCGTGCTGAACAAACCCGCCGAAGAGAAAGCCAAACAGCTTCCTGAACCGAGGACTTTTCACCTTCTGTGCGTTGTTCCAGAAGCAATGGAAGAGTATTCAGACAGTGATGTGGGCATTATCAAAGACGCCAAGACGATGCACTATGAAGAAGTGCTGACTCCTGTTTTGTTTGTCGTCAAGGTTGGTCCTGACGCGTACAAGGACGTTACCCGGTTCCCTAATGGACCGTCGTGCAAGCAAGGTGATTTTGTCATCGTGCGACCCAATTCAGGCACCCGCTTGAAGATTCATGGCCGAGAGTTTCGGATCATTAACGATGATTCGGTTGAGGCCGTTGTTGAAGACCCGCGTGGAATTAGCCGCGCTGCTTAAGGAGTAAACATGCCATTGCCAAAGTTTGAAGGCGAAGACTTCGAGTTTCCGGACGAGAAAGAAGCGAAAGCCAAGGTGAAAGCCGAGGAAGACTTCAAAGTCGAAATCGAAGACGACACCCCCGAGGAAGACCGTGGCCGAAAAGCCGCACCTCCCCCGGAGGACCCCAGTGATGAAGAGCTTGCTTCGTACGATGAAAAAGTACAGGCACGTATCAAGAAATTCACTCGTGGATATCACGATGAACGCCGCGCCAAAGAGAGCGCTTTGCGTGAACGTGAGGCAGCAGAGCAGTTTGCTAAGCAGGTCTTTGAAGAGAACAAAAGGCTTCAAAAACAACTGTCTAGTGGCAGTCATGTACTAATTGAGCAGTCAAAATCAGCCGCTACTGGCGCGCTGGAGATGGCTAAGAAGAAGTACAAAGAAGCCTACGAGTCAGCCGATACTGACGCCATTGTTGATGCCCAAGAAGCTATTGCCAAAGCGACTTTGAAGGTTCAGCAAGCCGAAGAAATGCGGCCTATTGAGGAGCGAGAGTTCACTCCCGCCGCTGCCCCAGAAACCCCAGCTACTAGCCCTCGTACCAAAAAATGGCTGAACCAAAATAAAGATTGGTTTGGTCAGACAGGATACGAAGATATGACTATGATGGCGATGGGGCTTGACAAAAAGCTCCAACAGAAATATGGTGCGGACTATGTTGGTTCGGACGAGTACTTCCAAGCCATCGACAAAACAATGCGTAAACGATTCCCCGAAGTTTTCGAAGACGACGGGAGCCATGAGGAAGAAGACCCACCTCCAAAGAAAAGGGTAGAACCGGTAGACGAGGATGACACCCCGCGCCGTGCAACAAGATCAGCTACGGTTGTGGCCCCGGCCACTCGTAGCACACCGCCTAATCGTATTAAGCTGAAGGCGTCTCAGGTTTCGCTAGCGCGCAAACTTGGGATTACTCCGGAACAATATGCTAAACAGGTTGCTTTACTTAATCGAGGTGAATGATGGAACAACAGGCTCAACCACAAAATCGGCTCAAACGCGAGTTGGAATCCCGTGAAAAGACGTTCGCACGTCCGGAAGCGTGGCGTCCGCCCGAAACGCTGCCTATGCCCGACAATCGTCCGGGTTGGAAGCATCGGTACATTCGCATCAGCATGATGGGTACTCCTGACGCCAGCAACATTTCGTCTAAGTTACGTGAGGGATATGAACCGTGTAAAGCGGAAGAATATCCTGAACTCATGATGCACGCCACCACGGAAGGCCGCTTTAAAGGCGGTATTGAAGTGGGCGGATTGTTGCTCTGTCGTATCCCGGAAGAGTTTTTGCAACAACGTATGAAATACTACGACAACCAGAACAAAGCTCAGATGGAATCGGTGGACAACAACTTTCTTCGTGAGAGTGATCCTCGTATGCCTCTTTTCTCTGAGAAGAAGACGAAGGTTACTTTCGGTTCTGGTTCTTAAATCTAGGAGTCCTAAATGGCTTACCCTACCGTTGACAAGCCGTATGGCTTGAAGCCGATCAATTTGATCGGCGGTCAGGTGTTTGCGGGTTCTACTCGCAGCATCCCCATCGCCAGTGGTTACAACACGAACATCTTCTACGGTGACATCGTGACGCTGACCTCTACTGGCACTATCGCCAAATCGGCAATTGCTGACGAATCCAGCCCCGTTGCTGGTCTGGTCGGTGTGTTCTTGGGCTGCCAATATGTGAATGCCCAAGGCCAAACGATCTTCGCTCAGTACTACCCCGCAAACACGACCGCTCCGACTGGCACCCAGATCGAAGCAATCGTGTGTGACGACCCGGACACCCTGTTCAAGGTTGTTCTGGTCTCCGGCGATACTGAAGACAGCACCGCTGCTCTGACCCCTGCTTTCTTGGGCCAGACCGTTGTTGGTTCCAACGTCACCTGCGTGCAAAACACTGGCTCTACCTCTACGGGTAACAGCGCCATTGGTGTTTACACTCCCGGTGGTCAAGGCACCGCCAGCACGGTGTTCCGCGTTGTGGACGTTGTCCCCGACACCGCTAACGCGGCTGGTAACTTCTGCGAACTGATCGTCAAATTCAACTTTGGCTATCATTCGTACTACAACGCCACTGGCATCTAAGGAGCATAAATCATGGCTATTTCACGCGCACAACTGCTGAAAGAGTTGCTCCCCGGACTGAACGCTTTGTTTGGTATGGAGTACGCTCGCTACGGCGAAGAGCACAAAGAGATTTACGAAACCGAGACCTCTGAGCGTTCTTTTGAAGAAGAAACCAAACTGTCTGGCTTCTCCGCCGCTCCGGTGAAGAACGAAGGCTCTGCGATTGCTTATGACAACGCGCAGGAAGCTTGGTCCACCCGCTATACGCACGAAACCATCGCTCTGGGCTTCTCCATCACGGAAGAAGCAGTGGAAGACAACCTGTATGACAGTCTGTCTGCCCGCTACACCAAGTCGCTGGCTCGCGCTATGTCGTACACCAAGCAGGTCAAAGCTGCTGCGGTTCTGAACAACGGCTTCTCCAACACCTACTCCGGTGGTGATGGCGTTTCCCTGTTTAACGCAAGCCACCCGCTGGTCTCTGGCGGCACCAACAGCAACACCCCGTCTACCCAAGTTGACCTGAACGAGACTTCTTTGGAAGCCGCCGTTATTCAGATCGCCGCTTGGACGGACGAGCGTGGCCTGCTGATCGCTGCTAAGCCCAAGAAACTGATTGTGCCCCCGGCACTGATGTTCGTTGCTAAGCGTCTGCTTGACACCGAGCTGCGTGTTTCCACCGCCGATAACGACATCAACGCTATCAAGCAGATGGGCGCTATCCCCGAGGGTTACACGGTCAACCACTTCTTGACCGACAGCAACGGCTGGTACCTGACTACCGACGTTCCCAATGGTATGAAGCATTTCGTTCGTACCCCGCTGCAAAACAGCATGGACGGCGACTTCGACACCGGCAACGTCCGCTACAAGGCCCGCGAGCGTTATTCGTTCGGCTGGTCTGATCCCCTCGGCATGTGGGGTTCTTCGGGTTCGACCTGATGAAATTAGAAAAGGGGCCTTGTGCCCCTTTTCTTTTTGAGTTATATTGGCCCCAACTCGGATTTTTCCGGGGCGTAAGACTGACCGAGCAGACGACATGCAGACGGACGCCCCATAACTCGCATGTGAGGAATCATCATGGCACGTACTAGCTTTAACGGCCCCGTTGCTTCGGCCAACGGTTTTATCGGCGGTCACCAAGTTACCACCGCCAACGCAGTCAACGCTACCGGCACCGCCACTGCGGCGCAAGTTGCTACCGGCTACATCACTTCCACTTCGGCTGGTGCCACCACCATCCAACTGCCCACCGGCACCGCTCTTGGTTCACTGATTGGCGCTGTGCGGGGCACCTCGCTGGACCTGTACATCGACAACACCGCTGGCGCAAGCACCGTGACCGTGTCTGTGAACACCGGCGCAGTGCTGTCTAGCGGCGCTGTTGACGCTTCGGCGGCTGCTGGCACCTTCGGTGACCTGACTATCGCTGCTGGTGCTACCGGCATCGGTCGTTTCACCCTGATGTTCTCCAGCCCCACTGCGTACGTCTTCACTCGTACTGCTTAATAGGAGGCCGACATGGCCATGCAATACGATGTCCTGCTAACGCAGCCGCTGGGCGCTTCCAACACGTTCAAGACGCAGAGTGGAGCCGCCCTCAGCCGGTGCCGCATCAAAGCTATCTACGGTACGTCCGGCGCTGCTGCCGGTACCGTGGTGCTGTATGACGGCACTAGCGCAAGCGGTAGCCCTATCGGTACGATCAGCACGCCTACGGCGCTCGACTCGGGCACGTTCTACCTGCTGATACCCGGTGAAGGCATTTTGGCGCGTGTTGGTGTGTATGCGACGATCACCAACGTTGACTCCGTGATGCTGATCTATGGCTAAGTCACCTGCATGGACTCGCAAAGAAGGCAAGAACCCCAAAGGTGGCTTGAACGCCAAGGGTCGCGCCTCTGCGAAGGCCCAAGGGATGAACTTAAAGCCCCCGCAACCCGAGGGCGGGTCAAGGCGCGACTCCTTCTGTGCAAGGATGAGTGGAATGAAGAAGAAGCTCACATCAGCGAAGACCGCGAACGACCCAAACTCCCGGATTAATAAGTCCTTGCGGGCTTGGAAATGCTGACATGAGCCAAAACCACGAAACTATTAAAAACACGTTGGACATCTTGTCGGTGTTCGCGGCTATTGGCTCGTTCCTTCAATTGCTCACTCCCGTCTTTGGTTTGATCGGCGCTATCTGGACGCTCATGCGTATTGCGGAGATGATTACCGGCAAGCCGTTTCGGGAGATTATTCGTCGAAAGAAAGATGATGCCGAGCACAAGTAAGAAACAACACAACCTGATGGCGATGGTCGCCAATGACCCCGCCGCTGCAAAGCGTGTGGGCGTTCCGCAATCTGTCGGCAAAGAGTTTGTTAAAGCTGACAAAGGTCTGAAGTTTGGCAAGGGCACTAGCTCACGTGCTGATCTCCAGAAAATCAACCGCCCTGACACACGTCAAGGCAAATCTGAACTTTTTG